TCTATCCAGTCATCTTTTAAATCCACATAACCCTCTTCTATCATGAAACCATCTTCACCGCATGCCGTATTCATATTAGTTAATTTAACAATGTAGTAACATTTATCATTAGGATAATCAGCGTCTTTTTTAACAAATTCGCCTCCCCACTCCATCGGGTTTGCGTCCCCGTAATTAACCCAGCTTGCATCTTTATTTACTTTTCCTTTGAATTCTGCAATAATACGTTTTGCGATGTCTTCCAAGTCTTCCATATAACTATTAGTATCAATATCGGCTCTTTCCTCTTCTATACGTTCGTCAAGCTCATTAATATCTAACTTTTCTAATTGGTCATGATTTAACCCTTCCAACCATTTATTAACAATTACAGCAATGTAATTATAGTATAGTTCCGTTTCGTTATTATATAAAACTTGTGTATAATACTGATAGTAACCTGCTTGGAAAATCTTGTCTAGGTCTGGTTGTTCCCCGCGTGGTGTCTCACATAAGCCCTGAGACATCGCCTCTTCTATATACTCTTTCATGTCATAAGCGTTTTTCCATAATTCATGTGTATAGATTGGGATAAATTTATCAGCGATTTCTTGAATAGCGTCGCAAACATAAGTTGAACCATCATACTCATAAAACGCCTCTAATACATCGATATCCCCTTCTAAAGCCTCTAAAGTGTCATATTGTGCTAACTCTAATTGTTTTGTCATTGTAAAACATCTCCCTTTTTTAAGTTACTTTCATTTTAACTCTTTATTTACTGAAAGTCAACAACTATTTAAAATTTATTTTAGTTGCTACCCACGGGGATAAACCCCGCGACGCTGTGAGCCTAAAGCCTGTTTATACTCGCTCACACGAGTTCGAATCTTATTTCGTATTCTTCGTTATCATGACAAATCATTACAAGGTGACCTTGTGTAGTTACCGCGAAATGACTTATAACTATGTCTTCATAAGTAAATTCACCGTTACAAACGTTATACATTGCATAGTCACTAGATGACGTGTAGGCAAGCCCTAAAGCCTCTGTATTGAAATCAAAGTCTTCATCATTATAATAAGTATCGATTACTCTTTCAATCCCGTAAATTTCAAGCTCTGTCATTTCCTTTTTAAATTCTACATTCCAATTAATTTCTCTGATTTCCATTTTATATTCCACCTTTTTATATGTTTTTTGTTTCTGTAATCATTGTAGCATGTATCTTTCCTAAAAGTCAACAACTATTTTTATTTTTTAGATTCAACCCACAAACCATATATTTCTAATGCAGACATCTCGCTCATTTCTTCCCAGATACGTTGTTCTTCCTGTGAGCAATACCCTAGTTCGTATAAATCGAAACAAGTATCAAGCGCGCTCATGAATTCCTCCAATCTATCATACTTTTTCATGATTTCCATGTGCATTTTTTTACCTTCTAAAAATTTTGTATAGTTCATTTAAACTCCACCTTTTCATATGTTTTTTATTTCTGTAATCATTGTATCACGTTTGTTTTCTAAAAGTCAACAACTATTTTTTAACTAATACCGGCAATCTTTTCATCATGTCGAACCATAAAGAGTTTCCATTTTTAAAAGGAGATTCAACTATTTTAAACTTAATTCTCATTTTAGTTCTAACTGGGAAAAATTTAACCTCTGTCATATATACATCGTATCTCTCCATTGTAACAGCTCCCTTTATTAAGTTAATTTCATTTTAAACTATATTTTACTAAAAGTCAACAACTAATTTTAAAAGTGTACGATTGCGTATGATATACCCTTTCCGACTGCAAACAAGAAACCAACAATAACCAATACTTTTAACGAGCCTCTAAATGACATATACTTTATTCCTCCTCTAGTATAGTTTTTACTTTTAAAACATCTTCTAACATATATTGTAACGTTAAATCTGTACTAATAGTACCGCCGTTCTCAACAATACTAATTAAATCTTTTAACCGTCTTTCTACTGCATTTAGGTTAATACAAGCAAGTGATTTATCTATCGCTTTCATATGTACCAGCTCCCTTATTAAGTTACCCTTATTGTAACATGTGTGTTTTCTAAAAGTCAACAACTATTTATTAAATTTTATTCTGATTACTTCAACAATAGAACCATAACAATTTTCGTTAAATACAAACGCGCCGTACTCTTCTAAAGCCTCTAGAACCTCTGGACGGTGTTTATTTTTCCTACTACCCGTCAAGCCTATATCCTCTATTGTAATTGTATCAACTCTGTCAGATGATACCAGAATACCACTACCATAACGCCACTTGTTACCCTCATTACTTAGTTCAAAGCCCTCACGCTTTAACGTAGCCTTTACGCTGTTTTTTAACCCGCCTATTGATTTAAATTGTTTAGTCATAATAACCCACTCCATTTTTTTAAGTTACTCTCATCTTAATACTATATTTACTAAAAGTCAACAACTTTATTCATCGAAATTTAATTTTAATGAAAAAGCGTATTCATGAAATTGATAATTGTAGTTAATTCCATCCGTTAACCACTCTATAAGCTCCTCTATGCTATCAACCTTTAAAAACATTTCTGTTACTAGGTAGTGCGGTGCATCGGTAATGTAATGCTTTGTAACGCCTCCCTCTGTAATAGGTATAATCATGTTAGCACTCATTAATTTTAAACCCATGTCTACCAGCTCCCTTATTAAGTTGATACCATCGTATCATATTCATTTACTGTAAGTCAACAATTATTTTGAATCCTTTTCATTTATTGTAATCTCAAGCCCTAAAGCGTCTAGCACTTTGAATAATGTAGTTAGTGTGCATTCTCCACCTTTTGAAATGCTGTTAATTTTATACGAATACACTTTTTCTGTTTTCGCTTCTACTTTTCTATAGGAAATCTTTTGTTTCTTCATTTCCGTTGTTATCGTATCGCCTACATATTTATGAGTGTTTGCCATTGCAAAGCACCGCCTCTCTTTAAGTTGTTACCATCGTATCATGTATTTTACTAAAAGACAACAACAAATT